TTCGCTTTACTGTTATATTAAAAGCAAGACAGCTTGGGATTTCAACAATCTCGGCTGCCTATTGCGTTTGGCTTATGTTATTCCACAGAGATAAGAACGTTCTTGTTATCGCAACCAAGTTTGCAACAGCGGCAAATCTTGTAAAAAAAGTTAAAAATATAATGAACTATCTTCCGGAGTGGATGAGAGTCGCAAAGATTAAAGTTGACAACAGAACTTCCTTCGAGCTGTCAAATGGTTCCCAAATCAAAGCTGCTTCGACATCCGGAGACGCTGGTCGTTCGGAAGCCTTATCTTTGCTTGTGATTGACGAAGCTGCTCATATTGATGGTCTTGGTGAATTATGGACCGGTCTTTATCCCACCCTGTCAACAGGTGGTAGATGTATTGCTCTTTCGACTCCAAACGGTGTCGGGAACTGGTTTCATAAGACCTATATTGACGCAGAAGAAAATCAAAATGATTTCAAGCCAATTCTTCTTCCATGGGATGTCCACCCAGAGAGAGATATAAATTGGTTTCATAAAGAAACAAAAAACATGTCTCGTAGACAAATCGCTCAAGAGCTAGAATGCAATTTTAATACTTCCGGTGATACCGTTATACATGCCGATGACATCGCTTGGCTTCATGAGAATATTAAAGAACCACAATACAGGACAGGATATGATAGAAATTTTTGGATATGGGAGAAGTTCCAAGAGGGCAACACTTATTTGCTTGTTGCCGATGTTGCTAGAGGCGATGGCGCTGACAATTCTGTATTTCATGTCTTAAAATTGGAAACAATGGAAGTTGTTGCTGAATATCAGGGCAAGCCGAATTTAGATATGTACGCTCAAATGGTATATTCGGCAGCGACAGAATATGGAAATTGCCTATTAGTAGTTGAAAACAATGGAATAGGTATTTCGGTTCTAGAAAAACTAATTACATTGGGATATCAAAGTTTATATTACTCCATAAAAGGCACTCATGAATATATAAATCAAGTACAAGGTGAGCATTTAACCAACGCTGTTCCTGGTTTTACGACATCAATAAAAACAAGGCCTTTGATTGTCGCTAAATTAGAAGAGTTTATAAGAAATAAGCTTATAAAAATTCATTCTTCTAGAACTTTTAATGAATTCCGGACATTTATATGGAATAATGGCAAACCCCAAGCAATGCGTTCTTATCATGATGATCTTATAATGTCATTGGCGATTATGTGCTGGGTAAGAGACACTGCTTTGACCGTGTCTCAGAAAGACATAGAATACAAAAAAGCAATGTTGGGCGGAATGTTCATGAAAACAAACAAGTTAAACACAACGATACGAGGACAAGAAGGTTATAATGAAGATTTCAAAACTAAATATGAAGAAGAGCTCGCATTGCCTACAAAATTTGCTTGGATCTTCAAAGGATAGAAAATAGTGGCTAAAAAAAATAAAAATTTAGGAAAAAATCCCTATAATCCGGATAATAATTTATTTAAATCTTTAACTAGGTTATTCTCTGGACCCATAACAAATAGAAGAACTCAGTCTGGTCGGCAACTTCGAAGGCGACATTTAGATATATATTCCAACCGGTTCAGATCAGTTTCCGGAAAACAGTTTAAAAAAGTTGAATATAATCCAATGACAGTTTTAACTGCGAATATGATTTCCAATCGAAACCGCAGTGAGAGATACGTTGACTTTGATCAAATGGAATATACTCCGGAAATCGCTAGCTCATTGGATATATATGCCGATGAGATGACGACACACTCCTCTTTGCAGAAGATGCTTAAAATAGCATGTCCAAACGAAGAGATCAAGTCAATAGTATCAAATTTATTCCATAATGTGCTAAATGTTGAACACAATCTTTTTGGGTGGTGTCGTACCATGTGTAAGTATGGAGACCTCTTCCTTTATTTAGATATTGAGGAAAAATTTGGTATTAAAGCGTGTATAGGATTACCACCACAGGAGATTGAGAGACTTGAAGGAGAAGATGAAACAAATCCCAATTATGTACAGTATCAATGGAACTCCGGAGGAATGACATTAGAAAATTGGCAAATGGCACATTTTAGAATATTAGGCAATGACAAACATGCTCCATACGGAACTTCCGTATTGGAACCTGCTCGCAGAATTTGGAGGCAGCTTACCCTCTTAGAAGACGCTATGATGGCATATCGCATTGTTCGTTCCCCCGAAAGAAGAGTATTTAAAATAGACGTTGGGAACATTCCTCCACAAGACGTTGAACAATATATGCAAAAAGTCATGACGCAAATGAAACGACATCAAGTAGTAGACCCTACAACAGGAAGGTTGGATTTGAGATATAACCCTCTTTCAATTGAAGAAGATTATTACATTCCAATCAGAGGAACCTCCAACACCGATATAGTCAGCCTTAAGGGCGGCGAGTTTACCGGTACTATCGACGATGTTAAGTATCTTAGAGATAAGCTGTTCTCCGCTCTTAAGATACCTCAATCCTATCTAACAATGGGAGACGGGGCAACGGAAGACAAAACAACATTGGCTCAAAAAGATATCCGCTTTGCCAGAACCATTCAAAGACTTCAACGAGTTGTTATATCAGAACTTGAAAAGGTTGCAATAATTCACCTTTTCACACTCGGATTTAGAAATGATGACCTTCTCTCTTTTAAGTTGAGTCTTAACAATCCTTCTAGAATAGCTGAATTACAAGAGCTCGAACATTGGGATAAAAAATTCACTGTAGCTGGAAATGCCACGGAAGGGTTCTTCTCTAGAAGATGGGTAGCCGAAAATATGTTTGGATTATCAGAGGAAGAATTTCTTCGAATGCAACGCGAAATGTATTATGATAAGAAATTTATGGCTTCATTGGAGGCTGTAGCTGAAGGTGGAGTGGAGGCTGCTGGAGGTGGACTCGGAGATCTTGGAGGAGACGATCTTGGTGACTTGGGAGGAGACGATCTTGGTGACTTGGGAGAAGAAGGCGATGAGCCGGCCGATGAAGAAGAAGATATAATCCTAGCAGAGCCACCGGCAAAGCGAGATGATGAGCCATCTTATAAGAGAGGAAAATATAAGAGGCACCAATCTTCATATTCAAAAGGCGGTAGAAAAAAGCATTTTAAAAATCAAGCTACCGGCGAATACGGAAATACGTACCGAACTACATTCCATGGAAAATCCGGATTTGGAGGTCTAGACTCTTTGGCTAAAGGCATTACGGAAAGCAGCACACAAAATGAAATAGAAGAAGAAAAACTATTTACCACAAGTGAGCAAGTTAATACACTACTTGAGGGCTTACTAAAAAAGGTGAAAGAAAATGAAACTAACTCTTAAAAAAATAAAGCAGTTGATCAAAGAAGAAATTAAAAAACTTAATGAGAGCGAAGTGCCTCAAGAAGTTAAAAAAATAATATTTGCCAAAATGAAAGAAAGGAAATCAATACCAGAAGACGGTACGATTGAAAACGCTGATTTTTGGGAAGTAAAAAAAGGAGACTACGGTTTTAAAGACGCAGTTGAACATGGCGGAAAATATTATTACGGAGAAATTTAATGAAACACAATAAGAAAAGAAATACCGCTTTTCTTTATGAATCTCTAGTAAAAGAACTAACTAAATCCATAGTAAGAAAAGATTCTAAAAGAAAACAGATTGTTTTGAAGATATTAAAAGAAAATTTTAATAAAAATTCTATCCTTAAGCGAGAGTTAAAGATATATCAAACAATATTGGAAAACAAGGATAAAATGACAAAAGATTTTTCAATTCGTTTTTTAAGCGAAAGCAAGAAAGATTTCTATAAATTAAACCGTAAAGAGATCTTCAACAAACAGACAAAACTTATAGAGAGTATTAATAAAAACTTGTCACCCGATGTATTTAAAAACTTTATACCAAATTATAAAAACATCGCAACCGTTGGGCAGTGGTTCACATCTGACAATATGGCGGCAAAATCTAGACTGCTAATTGAGACAAAAGTTATGGGAATAATGATTCCTCAAGAAACCGAAAATTCAAACA